AGGAGGTTCTTCGTCTGCTCGCGCTCGGTCTTCAGTGCCTCGATGGCCCGCCCTTCGGCGCCGTACTTGGCGCAGAGGCGCTCGGCCTCGGCGTCCTCGATGATGACGCTGAACCCCGGCTCGGCATGGGCGTACTGGCGCTTGATCGCCTCGCTCGTCGCGGTGTGGCCGTCGATGGCCGGCGGCACCCGCGGCTTGAGGTGCTCGATGTAGAACTCGCGCTCGGCGTCGGTGATCATGGCGATGATCTCGTCGTCGCGCTCGACGCGCAGCCAGACCAACTTCTTGCCGACCAGGGCGACGGCGTAGGCGGCGAGCCAGCCGGTGCAGGCAAGCTGATGCTGCATCTGGAACCAGTACATCAGCGGCGGCTCGCCTTCCCAGTCGTCGCCGGCGAAGGAGGAGGCGTGCTTGGCCTCCACGATCGCCTGCCCCGAGCTATCGACGGTGATGCCGTCGAGCAGGCAGCCCATCGGGAAGCCCCACTCGTGCGTCTCGAACCAGAAGTCGGGATCGAAGGCGCGCTTCGGGCGCCGCACCCTGAGCTTCGTCTCGCGCGTGAAGGCGCGGATGATGATGCCCTCCATCTGGCCCCCCAGCCACATGGCGAAGTTCTGCTCGAGCGGCGGCGCCTCACCGATGAGGCGCTGGTAGAGCGCGTAGGGCGAGTCCCACGGGTTCACACCACATACGGTGGCGCTCATCGAGGCGGTGATGCCGCCGAACTCGCGGTGGGCTTTCTCGACGGCGCTCTCACGGCTCATGGCTTCTCTCCCAGCAGACGCTTGGCCTCTCCGATGAACACGCCCAGCGTCTCATGGAGTTCGGACAGACGCTCGAGCGAGACGTAGACCTCGACGTCGCCGCGGTGGAGGACGATCTCGTCGTTGGCGTCGAGCGTGATGTCGAAGAAGAAGGTGCTGCCCACCGAACTCGTGCCGGCGTGGGCGGTGACCTTGTTCTCCAAATGGCTGACGCGCAGCCAGTTCTCGCCGCGCCCGATGGAGACGCCGACGCTCATGCCCGAAGCTCGGAGGCGTAGAGCACCACCATCGCCAGCACGAAGAGCGCGACGGCGACCAGCGCCGTGGCGTTGCTGGCGATCAGGCAGGCGAGGTAGAAGAAGGCGGCGATACAGGCGATGAGCACGGTCGCGGCGAGCCAGTAGGGGGCTCTCTTGCGCTGCATGATTCACGCTCCCTCAAGGTGAATGGACACGTAGTGCTTCGTCAGGAGAGAGCGTAATCCTTGCTGCGGACGGAACGCAAGGGAAACTTTAAAGGGGGCCGGCCTGACGCGAAAGGGGACAACCAAACTCGTCAGGCCGGCTGAAGGTGAAGGGGGTAACCATCACCGAGGACAGTATACCCCCGTGTCAACACCCTGTGTCACTCAGACGATCCCCCCGGCCAGTTGCCGAGGTTCTGCGCCCAGGTCGCGTCCTTGAAGTAGAAGCGATACCACGTCGCGGCGCTGGTGAAGATCAGCGTGGCGAAGGCGATGATGTGCTCGACATCGAGCGTCCCGTTGCTGTAGGTGTCGAGGAAGCTGGTGACGTCGCCGCTGAGCCAGAGCGTGGCGATCGCGACCACGATGGCGATGACGGCGCTGATGACCAACTTCACCCAACTCGCCCATTTCGCTTGCTTGATGAACTGGACGATGAATGCGGAGAACCAGCCGGCGACGAGCACGGTGGCGAGTAGCGTGATGACTTCGGTGAGCTTCATGTGTCTCACCTCCCTCCATCAGTGCGTGACCACCCACGGCGAGAAGGATCCGGCGGGGCGGTACTTCTTCCAGTAGGCGTACCAGATATTTGTATCAGGATTAGCCCAGCCCGCTGGCGCGGGGTACAACTGGAAGAGGCCGGCGGCGCCCGATGGGTTGCGGGCCAGCGGGTTGCCGCCGCTCTCGAGCCTCATCACCCAGAGGGCGCGCTCCACGAGGTGAGCCGGCCAGTGCCAGCGCACCAGCGGGCGCCAGCGTTCGACGCCGCCGGGGCCGGGGTGGCTCATGCGCCAGCGCAGGGCGGCGAAGCGGTCGTGGTAGTCCCGCGCGCGGTCGCGCCAGCGTTCGCCGGCCTGTCCCCACGGCGCCCGCCACGCGCTGCGCGGCGGTTCCTCCCAGGAGACGCTGAGCCGCGGCAGCGAGAAGCAGGCGCGGGCGCGGTTCAGGCTGGCGAGGTCGCGCACGGCGTGGCGCTTCCAGGCGCGTGCCCAGGCCACGAGGGATGCCGGGGCCGGGGAGCGATCGAAACGCTTGGCTTTGGTCTGGACGACCGGGGAAGGGTCTGGCGTCGGAGTGACTACCGTCTCGTTGGCAGCGAGGTCGGGTGTCGCCAGCAGGGCGGCCATGACGATGACCGCGGCGGTGACGACTATGAGTAGAGCCTGTCTCCCATCTCTCACACGGTTCCTCTCTCCCGTTTACAGAGACGGCCACGGGGCTGTCATGCAGCGAGCGGCCCCGTGGCCTACGCAGTGAGGGTAGACTGCGCGTCCCTATTCTAGGTCAGAGAGGGGATTCCTCCGTCAAGTCCTCTTGCTCTTCCACCGTTTCTTGGGCCGCACCTTGCCGCCGTACTTCTTGTCCCACCGCTTGGCGATGGCGGGCAGGTTGATGTGCATGTAGGCGCGCTGCTTGGCCGAGCGGTAGGGCATGGTCAGTCCCTGACGATCTCGTTGACCTGTCGCTGCGCCCAGTCGGGGAGGTGCTTGTAGGCGCCGTCAGGCGGGATCGGCGAGCGCGGGTGCAGGATCCACCAGAAGAGCTTCGCCGCCGGGAAGTTGGGGCGCATGTCGATCTTGCCGTTGAGGTTGACGGTCTGATGATCGGTGATGTCCTGAAGCTTGAGATTCGGGCACTTGGCGTCCCAGCGCCGGATCAGGGCAGCGACAGCCTTGATCTGGGCGTCGTGGAAGACGTCCTTGTTGTCGCCCTTGTTCACGATCTCGACGCCGAGCGTGTGGGTGTTGACGTACGCCTCCCAGTCCTCGAGCTTGCCGTCGCGATCCCAGTCGTAACGCCGGCACTTACCCGCCTGCCATGCCGCCTTCTCCGGCGGGACGCAGTGGTAGACGCGGATGTTGGCGAACTCCCTGCCATCGTCAACCACGACATGGGCTGCGACCGCGAAGCTCTTGTTCTGGAACATCCTGGCGATCGCCAATCCCGAGCCGTCAGCCGATGCCGTGTGGTGCAGGATGACGCCCCAGACGTCCCTGAGCCCGTTGGGACGCGGGCTCCAGTTCGGGCTGGAGATGGTCTTCTCGATCACGACTCCTCCTCTTCCCTCGTCTCCATGAGACGGATGAGCGGGCTGCCGCCGAGCGGCTGGGCGAGGTTGCAGATATAGATGGCGGCGGCGTCTCCGACGTCCTGGGCGTTGCCGCGGAAGGCCACCAGCGGGTAGCCCTCGGCGTCGAAGAAGGTCGCGGTCACCTGTGTCCTGCGTGCGGCCATCAGATCATCTTCGCGATGACGATGACGGCGATGACGATGCAGAGGATGATGAGCACGGTCGTGAGGTTCAAGGTGGCTCCTTACGGTTCGCCCATGAGCAGGTAGTGGACTCCGAAGTTGAGGGCCGTGATGATGAGGGCCATGAGGATGTAGCCGACCTTGGAGCCGACCATCCACATCAGCCAGACTTGCTTCGACTCCTCGCGCTCCTTGCGGTAGTCCTTGCTCTCCTTGTCATCCTTGCGTCGCGGCTTGGCTACAGAGGCGACGTAGGCAGCGTGCGTCTCATGGTGCTCGGTCGTCGACCGCCTGACCGCCTCGCTGATAGCGTTCTCGATGACGTGCGGGCAGTTGTCCTCGGTGCGCGCGATCTTGTCCTCCACCTTCTGGATGCGGGAGTCGCGTACCGACGCTTCTTTGAGGTGCTTGTTGACGATGCCGACCACCTCGTCGTGCTTCTCGTCCATGTCGTCAGCGAGCCCCTGGAGCGCCTCGAGAAGGTCGAGCGGCTTCGGCCCGCCGTTCTCGGCGGTGCGCCTGAGAATGTCGTCCTTGGCCTTCTCGAAGTGGTCGGCCATTACTTCTTGCTCCTCCAGCCGCGCCGGCGGTGCTTGGCGAGCTTGATCGTCCTGATGGCGCCGGCGGCCTCGAGTTGCTCGATGAGCGCGTCGGCCCCGAGGCCGAGTTCGAGATCCACCGTCTCGCTATCGACATCGACGTGCGAGCGCACCACGTAGAGCGGCCCGCAGAGCGACTGCTCGCACCACACCCAGTCGCCGCCCCTGATGTAGGGCACCGGCCTCCACTCCGAGGGCGTGTCCCAGCGGTGGACTTCAAGCTGCTTCAGTTGACAGGTGCCGCTCGAGAGTCCGGTGCCGAGGTGGCGGGCCAGCCGGTCGGCGTTCCTGCCGGCGGCCTCGACGGAGTAGTTGTGGCCGCTGAAATCGACCGCAAGGACGCGCGCCGTGGTGCCCATGAAGGGCGAACCCTGGCCCCAGCCGGGAGTCTTGGGACGGATCACCGTGTCGGGGAAGCCGGCAGGGTAGTTGCTGCGCCCGAGGCGCCCGTACTGGAAGCGCAGCGCCTTGTAGTTGCCCTCCTCGTCGGGATGCTGACGCACGTCCCAGACCGTCCCCGGCTCGGTGGCGTCGATGGCGTAGCAGTTGTCGAGCACCTGGATGGAGGTCGGGTCGGTGAGCAGCGGTCTGGCAACGAAGCGGAACTTGGAGCCGGCGCTGTAGTAGCTGAACCAGCCCCACTCGACCAGCACCGAAGCCTGCTGGGCGATCGTGTTCATGGCGCTCACGGGATCGGTCATCGGGCGGGCGACGAGGCTCTGGAGGACGCTGCCCACGGTCGAGGTCAGTTCGCTGTCGTGGAGGTCGATGAACTGGGCGATGGCGAGCAGCGCCTCATCGACGGTCTTCTCGTTTGTGCTCGTGTAAAGCTCGACGTTGTCGATGCTGACGAAGCGGTCGGCGGTGACCGTCTGACCTTTGCTGTTCGTCGTCCATAGCTGGAGCGTGATGTAGCCGGGGTTGTCGCCAACGCCACCTACGGGCTCGTCAAACGGATATCCGTTGAGGACGGTGCCGGCGTCCCAGGTGTGGATCTCGTTGTACGCCGAGTCGGCAGGGTTGCGCTCGACCGTGTAGTCCGTAGACCACGCCAGCCGCGCCCTCATGTTCTCCTTCAGGTTGCAGGTGATGTTGCCCCTGATGCGCTTGACACCGTTCATCAGGCCGGTGGGCTTCTTCATGTAGGTGGCGCCCTCGTAGAGCAGGTAGCCGATCATCGCCGCCCGCGGCGTGTCGTCGGGGCCGCGCGGCACCTTGGTGCCGTCCTCGGCGCGGATCTCGATGACGTCGCTGATGTCGATCGAGGCCCACTTGCCGTTGCGCTTGTTCTCGAACCACTGGTCAGGGTCTGAGTCGGTGAAGACGAAGCCGCAGTCCTGGCGCCAGCGGGCGACCTCGAGGACGCCGCCGCACTCGATGCCGAGCACCTTCTTCTCGCCGGCGTAGCCGGTGCGCGGATCGTTGATGATGAAGCCCTTGTAAAGCTGCGTCGTGACGGCGTCGAGGGTGTGCGTCACATCGATGGTGGCGCCGACCTTGAGTTCCGTCCACTGGGAGCGCGGGCTGAACGGGTCAGCGGGATCCATCCAGAACGAGGCCGCGCCGTCACCCTGGTTCGTGCTGTCGAACTCGAGCCCGTGGACGACGTCACGGCGCTCGACGCCGCCGATCTTGACCGAGAGGCCGCCGTCCTTGAGGCCGACGTAGTTGGTGCCGTGGATGCTCACTTGGCGTCCTTGGGCCTCTCTGCGTCGGCCACCATCAGCTTGGTCTGCGCCTCTTCGAGGTCTACCGAGAGGGCGGCGTTCTGGACGGTCAGGTCAGCGATGGTCTTCTTCAAGATGTCGATGACCTTCATCGCATCAGCCATGTCTTAGCTCCCCAGCGTCATGGTCACGTAGTACCACGTCGAGCCGTTCCGCAGATACAGCCTCGGCGTCGTGTCAGGGCCGAAGTACATCTTCCAGCGGCTGCCGACCGTGTCTTTGTCCTGAATCCAGATGCCGTCATCGGAAGTACCGCTCGACCAGTTGTCTCCCGGCTTCAATGCGCCGTACGTCTTGACAGTAGTGGTGTCCGCGTCTATGTCAACGCCTATAGTTTCTGAGTTGTTGCCCAGCCAGACACGGTTGGCTCCAGCATCCATGAGCAGATATGGGTTACTGGTAGAGCCAAGCTTTATTTCTGCGGTCTGAGTCCCGATTAGTTCGATGTAATCGGACTGCGACTTCACCCTTGTGACACCACTCGTGTAGCCGATTAGCGAAAGGTTCGCTGAAAGCCCGCTCGTATATACGATGGGGCCGCTCAGTGTGAGATACGCTTCCGAAGTTTGCGAGTCGGTGACTATCGTCCCTTGAGTATCCTCTGAAGCGTGTCCGGTGTAGAAGTCAATCTGACTTCTGTTCGCCGTGAGAATCTCGATGCGCTCGCCGCTCGTCTCGGTCTTGAAGATGCCGCCAGTGATTGTCTGGCCGTTGATAGTCCCGCCGTCGAGCACGTCGCAGGAGATGCCGGTCGCGTCTAGATGCTCCGTCGTGATGGTGCCGTCAACGATGAGTTCCCCGAGAAGCCTGCGGCGCAGGAACATCTCGTCCACGTAGAGGTAGTTCGCGGAGCCGATATCGGTCGTCTCAAGCTGAATCTGGATGTAGGCCGCGCCGTCCGCTCCGACTGTCGCTGGGATGTCGTACCACGGGTTGTCGCTGCCGTCCTTGACCTTGAAGATGGTCGTCCCGTAGCTCGCCGCCGTGACATCGTCAGTGGCGACCGTCTCGATGACCGTAGACTTGTCCTGCTTGTAGCAGAGCAGCTTGACGCGCCCCGAGCCGACCGCGCTGCCGAGGCGGGCGCGGCACTCGAAGTAGTAGCTCTCGTCGGGGAGCACCGGGATGAACGGCGTCAGGATGGCGCTCGTCGTGCCCGTGGTCACGCCGATGAGGCGGCGGCACTTGCTGCCCGCGTAGGCGTTGGTGGTCGTCACGCAGCGGAACTCGTAGTCGCTCGCCGTCGAGGTCGTGTCGCGGTTGCCTGGGTCAAGCTCGCTGTTCGGGTTCGGCATCAGGTTGTCGAAGGAGCCGATGAACATGCTGCGCGACATCAGGGAGTCGGCGGCAATCTCCGTCGCCCCGATGGCGCCGGCGGCGATCATCCCGGCGGTGATGCTGTTGCCGATGATGGTGTTGCCGCTGATGACGCCGCTCATCTCGCCGGCATCGACCATCGGTGACCATGCGTCGGCCTCCAGCGACCGCTTCGTGTTCCAGTGATGGACGAGATCGGTGGCGTAGTAGCCCTCGCCGGTCGGCCCTACCTTGAAGTTCTGCACAATCTGAGCGAGCGTCAGGGCGGCGCTGTAGACGCGCACGCAGGCGATGTCGCCGTCCCAGTATCCACCACCGGCGCCGACGCCGTGTCGCCCGATGAGACTCGTGTCGGTAGCGTTGAAGGTGCCGCCCGCCACGGTGTCGGAGTCGGCCAGCACGCCGTCCATGTAGACCTTCTGCGTCGAGCCGTCACAGGTCGCGACGTAGTGGTGCCAGTTGCCGTCGTCGCAGCCCCAGTCGCCGCTCGGCATCGAGGTCACGGTGGCAGAGGAGTCCTTCTGGATGGTGACGGGACGCAGGCCGCTGGAGGTGCCGAGGCCGCAATACTGCGTCCCTGAATCCCAACCGTGCCAGATGATGTAGCCGGTATGGGCACAGTCGGTCGTATTACGCGCCCAACCCTCCAGCGTGTAGACCTTGTCGTTCGTCTCAGTGATAGCCGTGAGGTCTACATGGTCGTCAACGTAGTCGAAGGCGAGGCAGTACGGGTCTGCCCCGGTGCCGGTGCCCTTCCAGCCGCTCGCGGTGGTGTAGGCGAAGCCGTCGAGGGTGCCGTTGTTGGTGCCGACGAGGTCGTACCACGTACCCTTGTTGGTGTGCGTGTTCGTGTTCGGCCCGCCGCCGCTGTTGCGGTAGAGCCTCCGGTCGGTGGTCAGGAAGACCATCGTCCCGACTGGGAACTCTTCAGCGGGTGGCGTCTCGGGCAGGGTAGGCAGCGTGTCCACCACGACCGGTGGCCTGATACCGGCGGCGAACATCTTCATCGAGTTGATGGCCTCTTCGGCGATCTCGTCGGCCACCGTCATCAGGGCGACACCGGAGACGATGTTGCTCATCGCGGAGCGGTTGCCGAAGACGTCCACCGTCTTGACGCCGTAGTACTTGGTGCCGTCCGCGTAGTCCTGCTTGATGGTCATCACGGTCGCTCCGGTGACGGCGATGACTATGGTCGGCGTGGGTGTAGCGCCGCCGTAGACCTCGTAGGTCACGGGGCTGGCCGAGGCGACCTCGTCCCAGAACAAGGTGACGTGGCCGATGCCGGGGACGATACGCAGGTTGGTCGGCGTGGCGAGGTAGGTGAAATCGTTGCCAGCGCCAGGGTCAGTGGCCGTACCGGAGGGACTGCTGACGAGGATATCGACGGTATTGTTGGCGACCGGCCCTTCGGGTGCGTAGGCGCGGATCGTCTCGTCACTGAGGACGGTGAAGGCGGCGTCGTAGGACACGACGGGAGAGCGAGTGTTGAAGGTGACCGAGTTCGCGGTCGCGAAGTAGTCGCCCGTGATGGTGACGATGGTGTTCACCGTGCCGCCCGTGGGCGAGATGCTGGTGACGACCGGGACGTCCACCTCGGGGTAGGTGAAGTCGTTGGCCGTGCCGGGGTCGGCGCTGCGCCCGTAGGAGTTCTCGACATCGACCTCGACCTCGCCGCCACCGGGTGGGGCGATTGCCGTGACTTGGGTGTCGGAGTCGATGGTGAACGAGGGTGAGGGCACGTCACCGAACCAGACCACGAAGGTGGTCGCGAACTTCGTCCCGGTGATGACGACGCTGTCACCACCGCGCCCGTCCTCGTAGGCACTTTGGGTCGGGACGATGCCCGTGACCGTGGGAGCAGAACCTCCGGTGCCGCCGGGGCCGCCGATGTAGGTCGCGTAGTCCCAGCCCGAGGTCAGCGTCCCGGTGCCGTCGCCGTTCTTGACCGTGACGTTGAGGTCGGTGCCGGTGCCTGACGGGACGTAGGCGATGAGATCCGTCTCGGAGACGACGACGAAGTTGGTGCCGACGTCGTAGGTGCCGAACTTGACCTCGTAGACGTCCTCGCCGAAGTTGCTCCCGGTGATGACGACTTGGGTGCCGGGAGGGCCACTGCCGGGGTTGATGCCGGTGACGGTCGGAGTAGCCATCAGGGCTCCCTCATCAGGACGAGCGTGAAGTAGGCGTGGAAGCCAAGCTGGTAGAGCGGATCGCGCTCGATGGTCACGGGCCTCGATGAGCGCACGATGTTGTAGGACTCATCGATGCCGATGGTCAGCGTGTTCGTCTGCTTGTCCACCTCAGTCCAGAGGTCGAGCAGCTTGGTGTCGAGGTCGGCGAGGTCGGCGCCCTTGACGCGCATCGGGATGGTGACCGGCACGAGGCCACTGTGATGCACGTTGACCTGGGCATTGGCGACCGAGGAGGCGTACGAGGGCGCCTCCTCCCAGACCGTCTGGCGCTGGCCGGTGCTGACGCCGGTGCCGTCCACGAAGTAGTTGACCTGATCGTTGAGTTCCATGTTGCCGAGTATCACACTTGCGGTGCTCGCTACTGGCTCCTCGCTCTGGAACTCCCAGATCTCGGTCATCGTCTTCGGCGTGATGCCCTTGCCGTCGATGTAGTCGAGGAGGTCGAGGTAGTCGTCCTCCGTCCAGTCGTAGGCGCCGGGGCTGGGGATGAGGTCTTCGACCTCGATGAAGAGGGCGCCGCCGCGGGCGACCGCGGTATCGACCGCCGCCTCGGCCGTCGCCAGCGTGACGGTGTTGCCGAGGAAGAGCACGGGCAGGTTGTAGACCGCGTCGAAGGGCATCGCGTTGGCGGTGTTCTCTGATCCCGAACTGGAGCGCACCGTGAGCAGGATGCGGTGCGCGGCGAGCACCTCGTGGATCTCGGGGGCCGTCGCCCGCCAGGAGTTGACGCCCAAGAGGAAGCGGAACGGCCCCCAGCCGTAGTAGCCGGCGTAGGTCATGTAGTAGTCGAGCACGGCGTGCTGGATGCGGCCGTCGTAGCGCGTGTAGGCCGTGTGCGACCACGTCGGATCGAGCAGTTCGAGTTGTGCCAGTTCCCCGAGCAGTTCCCAGCCCATGTTCCTGAGCATCTCGTACTCGCCGGCCGTCATCCGATCCGCGTCGTCCATGCTGAACAGGTCGATCGGCAGGTTCGCCTTCCAGCCCTTGTCCTCGAGGGCCGGCAGCGCCGTCAGGGGGCCGTGCTTGGCGTTGCCGAACATCAGCACCACGGCGGGCGTCGTCGTCACGCCGCCCGTGAGCGAGTCGAAGTAGACCGAGGGCGCGGCGCCCGTCCACTGCGGGGTGAGGCCGACGCGCAGGCGCAGCATCGTGTTGCTCCACGACTCGCTGCCGGTGTTCGTCCAGTCGGACTCTGCGACGTGGATGCGGTTCCAGCCGTCGTGGAGGTTGGTGACGGTCTGGAACTTGAACGACTTCGAGAAGTCGGTGGTCGAGGACACCTCGATGGTCACCTTGGAGATGCCGTTCGGCCCCGCGGCGTTGAGGCTCGCGTAGCAGGCGAGTTCGATGCCGCTCTTGTCGCCGCTCATGTCGCGCGAGATGGTCTTGGTCGCGTAGTAGGTGGTGCCCGAGGCGCCGGTCGTCCCGAGGGCGAGGCGCAGGGAGAGCTTGCCGACCGTCTCCGACACCCAGGCGAGCGCCTTGCTCAGGCCGCTGTCGAGCGTCCAGTCGGTGTCGTCGGTGAAGTCCTCGAAGACCGTCCCCTCGGTGATGATGCAAGGAGGGGTCACTTACGGCGTCCTCATCAGCACCAGCGTGAAACGAGCGTAGAAGCCGAGTTGGAACTGGGGATCGCGCTCGATCGTCTCGGGGCGCGTCGAGTAGACGATGTCGAAGCTCTCGGAGTCCCAGGTGAGGGTGTTCGAGGACTTGTCCACCTCCACCCAGAGCGCCGCCAGCTTGGAGAGCAGATCGGAGACGGAGGAGCCCTTGACCATCATCGGGATGCTGATCGGGATGAGCGCCTTCTGGACGTGGACGTTGACCTGAGCGTTGGCCGCGCCGGTGTAGTTGGGCACCTCCTCCCAGGTGGTCTGCGGCTCCGAGAGGTTGACGCCCTCGTTGAGGACGAAGTAGTTGACCTTGTCGTTGAGGCCGAGCGTGCCCAGCGTGATCGCCATCAGAGGTGCGCCCTTCCGCGCTCACGGCGCCGCTGCGCGAGCCGCGTGCCGTGCTCGATGTAGGGGCGCATCGTGCTCCCGAACCGCTCGAGGTCGCTGACGACGACGCCCTGCGGCAGCGTCATGTGGTTGTGGTAGTGGACTTCGGCGGGGCCGGCGGCAACGACCGCCTGCCGCGGCTCCTTGACGCCCGAGACGGTGGGCCGCTGCTCGATGTACTTCGAGAGGCCCGAGGCGGCCAGTAGCTGCGCCGCCCTGTTGGGCTTGGTCAGCGGGATGATGACCTCGGGGCCTTCCTCGCCCACGAGGGTCACCTTCGGCTTGGTGTAGATGCCGCCCCAGGCGTCTCTATCGATGGGCGTCTTGCTGGTCGTGATGGCGATATTGACCACGCTGGGGATGGACTGGATGCTGCTGATGACGCTCTGGACGCCCGCGTCGAAGTCAGTCGTGTCGAGGCCGACCGCCGGCTTGACGGTGCGATCACTGAGCTTCGTGAGTTGCGTGTTGGCGTTCTTGAGCGCCGCATCGAGCTTGTCCTTCTTGGCCTTGAGTTCGGTAGTCCACCCAGTCCTCTTTGCCCGCGCGCTGATGCGCTCGATCTCGCCCTCGATTTCATTGATGCCCTTCTTGACGCGCTCCTTCCTGACCTCGATGGTCAGTTCGCGCGTCCTGGTGACATCGTTGATCCACTTGTTCATGCGGTTGATGTCGCCCTTGAAGTCCTTGTCGGCGAAGTCGATCTTCGGCGGCTTGACCTTCGGAAGACCCTTCTGGATGAGCCCCCAGTTGAAGAGGATCTGCTGCTTGGGCGTCATGTCGGCGAGGAACTTCGCCTTCTCGGTGCGTGACATCGCCTTCCAGGTGATGGGGATCTTGGGCGGTGGCATGACCTTCTCGAAGATATCGGTGATCTTCATCGCCTGAAGCGTGAGTTGTTTCTGCGAGACGTCGGGCATGATGTGCGCCGCGATGGGCAGGCCGATGTCGCCGGCCCCGGTCGCCCCGCTCTTGATCTGATCCGCGATGGATTCCCAGTACTCCGCGCCGTGAGCCGGGGCGATGTTGATCTTCCAGCGGTCGTCGTCCTTGACGTAGTCGCTCAGGGAGTAGAGTTCGTACCACGCATCGACGGCATCGACGGTCAGCACGATCTTGCCCTCGTCCTTGAGACGATTGATGCGCTCGCGCACCGCAGGGAGGTCAGTGTCCTTGGCGATGATCCTGATGGGGATATCGACCTTGCTCTCTTTGGCCGTCTTCTTGATGCGAGCAATCATGTCCTCGAAGGCTGGCGGGCCTTCGTCCATCTGCTGCTTCCACTTACGGAAGGCGAGGCCACCGACGAGGCCGACGCCGGCGGCGGCAGCGATGGCACCGAAGGCCGCCACGGCGGTCGTACCGAAGATCTTCGTCGCCAGACTGGCGCCACCCACTGCCCCGGTGTACTGCGAGTAGTAGCGCGTCTGGAGGATGCGCTGGAGCGTCGAGGCGGCCATCACGTTGTTGGCCGCCTTGGTCGCTGCGGCGCGCGTGCCGGTCGCGCCGGCGACCGCAGCCTCTGAGGCCGCGACCGCGCTGTTCGAGGCCACGAGCGTGGCGTTGCTCGCCGTCTCGACCGCAGATGCCGCGACGGCGGCAGCGCGCTTCACCGCGATGAGGCCGATGGCGCGCATGACCGAGCCGGCGACAGAGAGCAGGGGCATCATCGCCGCCGTGATGGCGAGGAAGCCCACCGTCACCTTCTGCATCGTCGGAGAGAGCTTCTCGAAGACGCCGACGAGGTCGCCGAACCACGTCACCAACTTGGTCACCAGCGGCAGGACGACGGCGCCGACCTCGATGAAGGCGCTTTTCAGCGTATTGAGGGCGCGGTTGAACTTGGCGACGTCGCTCTGGGCGGCCGTCCTGTACGTCTCGTTGAGCTTGCCCTGCGAGTCGCTGACGCGCTCGATGATCTCCAGGTTCTTCTCGTAGTTCGCCCCGAGGAGGCTCATCACGCCGGTGGTCGCGCGCACGTTGGGGATGATCTTCCGCAACGAGAGCATGTTGTGGTCGGTCGCCTCCCAGAGCATCTTCAACGTCGGCAGGAGCCCCTTCTCGGCGATCGACTTGGTGACTTCCTGGTAGGTCAGGCCGAGCGTCTTCAGTTCATCGATGCTCATCTTCGCCGGCGAGACGAGGGCGACCATCGTGCCGCGCAGGGCGGTCACGGCCTCGGCGCTGGAGAGGCCGCCGAGGGTCAGGGCGGCGACGTTGCCGCCGAGTTCCTCGAGGCCGACCTTGAGTTGGTTGGCGATCGGCATGATGCGCCCGAGCGAGGAGGCCAGCGCCGTAGGCTCGGCCTTGCCGACCTCGATGGTACGCATGAGGATGTCCATCGCCTGGGTGGCGTTGTACGTCTCGTGGCCGTAGCTGTTCATGGCGCTGGTCACGACGTCGGCCAGCGTGGTGATGTCGCCCATGCCGGCGACGCTCGCCTTCATCGAGACGCGCAGGGCGTTCATCGCCTCCTTGGCGTCGAGGCCCGAGGAGGCGAGGAAGTAGAAGGCTTCAGCCGCGGCCTGCGGCCCGCCGACGTTGCCGATCTCGGCCGACGCGGCGCGGATCTCGTCGCTGAAGCGTGCCGCCTGATCGGCCGAGAGGCCGGTCAGGTTCTGCACCTGGATCATCGCCTTCTGATACTGGTATGAGGCGTAGGTCGCATACCCAAGACCGGCGACGACGGGCAGCGTGTAGTACTGCGTCATCGTGCGGCCGACGTTCTGCATGGCGAGGCCGGTCTTGCCGAGGGTGCGCTCGACACCCTTCGCCATCGAGGCGGTCTTGGCGTTCGTCTCCGCGACGCCCTTGGACACCCCGGTGGTGTCCATCGTCGTGCGGATGATGAGTTCGCCGTAGAAGCTTGCGGCCATCAGTCGATCTCACCCTTCATGCGTGCCTTCTGCACCTCGATGACCTTCTCCAGCGCCCACCCAGTGGTGAGGTTCTTCTGCTCGGTCTTGGCGACGTTGACCTCGTGCCAGGAGTCGCGGTAGCGGCGCAGTTGCATGATGCGCTTGCAGAGCGCGATGTCCTGGCGCTCCGCGACGTCGGGCGGGACACCGAACTCCTCGCAGATGGAACTCGTCATCCACTCAGGCGGCTCCTCCCCGCGGCCTCCGCTCAGGAGTCGGTCGAAGTTGGCCCAGTACTTAAAGGGGCTTCCTGCTCTCCCAGTCCGATGGCAGCGGTGATCTTGAACATCAGGGTGTAGGGCAGTTCGGCGATGTTCTCGGGGGTCACAGGGGCGGCGTCGCTCCAAGCGACGATGCACGCCTCGAGCGCGAGCTTGGAAAGCTCGAACCCCTGCGCCTCGTCCTTCTCTTCCCCAGGCGGCACCTCGACACGAGCAGCCGCTTGGCGCATCGCACGAAGAGCGCCGATGGAGAGCGGGCGAACCTCCACCCACTCACCGCCGTCGAGTTCGACTCTCTTGGTTTGGTTGAGAAGTCCCATTCGGGTCATGCCTCCGTCACGGTTCCGGTGAACCTCATCGACGCCTCGTAGCCATGATAGTTGCCGACTTCGAGCGTCCTGGTGTACTTCTCGATCCAGACCGTGCCGGCGATCGTCTTGCCGCTCTTCAGGGTGAGCGTGCAGTTGCGCGGCGCGGTGTGGGTGATGCGGCCGATGTTGAGCACGGCGTCGGGGCCGGTGGTCGCCGTGTCGTCGTAGAAGCCGCTGATGACCAGCGGATCCCGCTTCTTCATCACGCCGATGATCCACGTCTCGTCCACCACGCCGAAGGGCGTCGCATCGACGGCCTCGCGGTTGACGACGACGTCATTTATCTTCGTGATGTAGTTGCTTGCGAAGCCGGTCGAGGTGGCGCCCCCATCGGACACCTGGATTTGGAAATCGACCTCGTTACTCCCTGCCTTGGCCATGAAGGCTCCTTCCTCTTATGGTGCTTGGTAGATCGCTACCATGAACGTGCATGACGGACTGGACGGCGTGTTGAACGTCCAGTGGACGGCCCAGTACTGGTTCATCGTGCTCGTCAGAGCCACGTACTGGCCGGCGTTGGCGCCCCCCGGCACGTCGGCCGGGGCGACGTTGGTGAACGCCTGCTTGAGCGTGTAGGTGCCGCCATCGGTCGAGTGGTAGGCGCCGATCGTCACAGTGGCGCAGCCGCTCAGGGCGGTGACGTGCAGCACCATCGCGCCACCGTTCGAGGTGTTGCCGGCGAAGGGGTGGACGTCGAGCGACTCGTTGTCTGAGTCGGCGGTCGTCTCGGTGCCGAGGGCGTGGATGATGTAGGCCGGCTTCTTGCCGTACCAGATGCCGTACTCGCCGTTGGCCTTGATGATGTCTCCGACATCGAACTGCTTCGTGTAGCCGACGCGCTGCACGCTCTGGTAGACGTCGATCGCGGCGGCGTTGGTGTTGCCGTGCGGGGCGATGCTCATCGGCAGGGCCAAGACGGGCAGATCCTTGAGCGCCTCGTGGACGCCGTTGGTGGCGTCATCGAAGTAGCCCTCCTGCGTGACGGTCGTCTTCTTGGCGCCGCTCGTCCAGTACGCCTCGTCGGCGTCACCGAGGACGTACGCCTCGCCGAGCTTCAGTTCGACCACGTCTTCGATCTTGCTGTCGGAGCCGAGCATGGAGTAGCCACCGAGGAGGTGGAACCCGCAGTCCTTACTTGAGTACTTCGCCATTCGTCACCTCCTCTGCCACCCCGTTGGCGAGCCAGGACTTGGCGATCTCGTCGCTGGGCGCCTCGAAGGGCTTGTCCTTGGGGCCGTGCGTGACCCGCTTGACCTGTGCCTGCAAGGCGAGCTTCTCGGCGGGATCGTCCGTCTCCCTGGACGCTTTGAGCTTCTTCAGCGAGGCAGCGTCAGCGACGTAGCTGAACTCCACCTTCGCGCGATAGAGCCTCGTCATCTGCTACCTCCTGTACTGGTAGCCACAGTCTTCGCACTCCCAGTGCTCGGCGACGCCGAACGTGCGGAGGTGCTTCTTGTTGTCATGCGAGCAGGGAGGCGCCTCTGAGGAGGGGGCCACCTTGAGTTCAGAAGGCGCGTCTCCCTGCTCTTGCTGGCCGAGTTCGAGGAGCAGTGCCTCGAGCGCGGCGTGGGCGGTGAGAGCGGCGGCGATGAGCTTCGTGCGGTTCTCAGACATGAGGCACCCTCGCATCGACGTCGCGGCGGTAGAGGCCGGTGGTGACGTCGTGGTAGGCGCGCTCGTCCTCGAAGGTGACCGGACTCTCGAAGCTGACGAGAGCGCCCCGCAGGGCGTCGGCCACCTCGACGCAGTCGTCGTAGTGCTCGCCGTAGATGGAGTACTGGATGCGCGGCTTGTTGACCTGGACGATGTTGCCGAAGCCCTGCTCGCGCGGGTTGGCGAACTCGTAGTACACCACGAAGGGCAGCGTCGGATCCTGCGGTGCGAAGCTCGGGTAGAGCCGCGTGCCGATCTTGGAGGCCAGCGTGCCGTCCGTCGTCAGGTGCGTGAAGAGGTCGGTGATGGCGCTCATCGCATCGGGATTCCGAAGGCGGCGGCGATCATGTCGCAGGAGTACCGATAGACTTGAGGCACTGAGCGCATGAAGCCGGTGTAGACGAACCTGTAGGGCCGGTTTCCGGGATGGTTGACCGAGGGGCCGACGAAGAACATGCCGGCCTTCTCCCACCAGAAGGTGAGGTTCTTGGCGCCGTCTGCTGAGACGAACTTGTAACTACCGACGTCGCCACCGAAGACGGCCTGCGTGCTGAAGCCCGCGGTGATCTTGTGCGGCATCGAGCCGAACTCCAGCGGCTGGACGTAGTCCGTCCCCTTGCCGGTGCCGACGCTGATGCCGTTCTTGGTCTGGTAGAAGACGCGCACCGAGTTGAAGAGGTTGCCGGTACGCTGCTGGAACATCTGCCAGATGGTGTCGCGGATGTTCATCTGCTCGGCGAGGCCGATCTTGCGGAGCGTGACCGGCTTGCTCGCCTCCATCGTCTTCAGCGAGGCGGCGAACTTGGCGGCCAGCGCCTCCCTGCCGATGACCTGGACGGTGATCATCAGATGGCTCCCGGTTCGATGATCTCGACGCCGAGGATCGTCCACGTCTTGCTGACGTCGTGGACGACGTTGATGACGGCCCAGTCGCGGTCATCGAAGCGCACGCGGTGCTCCTGGTCGATGCCGGGGTAGTAGCCCTGCAAGATGATGCGCCGGCGCTCGACCTCGTAGAGTGCCTGCGAGGTGCGGAACTCCTGTGCCTTGAGACGCAGGGCGGTGGCGTCGAAGGGGCCGATCATGCAGGGGAGGTCGCAGTGGCCGGCGAGCGCCGCCCAGGTGCTGACCATCTCCCCGTAGGAGTCCTGCGTGCTGGTCGGCTCGAGCACGGTGACGGCGTCGTTGAAGAAGCCCGCGAGGGCTTCCGTCATCGGCACGCCGCCTATCGTCGCCAGCCGAACGACCATCAGTAGCTCTCCTCCTCGACCGTCTTGGCGTACTTCTCACGGCGCTGGAGGAAGTCGTCGGCCATCTCGATGGACACGAAGCCGGGAGAGGCCGCCGTGACGGTCTGCGCGTCTTCAGCGCGTAGCGTCTCGGCCAGGGCACGGTACTGCTTGGCGGCAGAGGCGGCGTCAGTGACCACCGCCCCCATCAGATTCACGACCTTCAGACAGAGAAGCTCGTTCATGGCGATCGTCTCACAGGCCATCGCCGCGGCGAGCGGGATCGAGTCGGAGGCCATCGAGAGGAACGCTGCGATGTCCTCGTCATCGAAGATCGGGCGGGTCATCTCCGTATCACTGATCCGCAGGCGCACCTTCCCGACATCTGTCGATACGTCGTAAGTCCAGGTCATGTCGCCTTCTTCTTACGGGCCGTGGTCTTCTTCTTGGCCGGCGCCCGACGAGCCCGCGGGGCCGCGGCCGGGGCCGGTTCCGGCACCGCCTCGGCCACGGGCTCCGCAGGCACCGGCGGCTCGGAAGCCGCCGGTGCCAGAGCGTCGCGGATCTCCACGAGCACGTCGAAGATGGCGACGAGGACTTCGTCCTTGTCGTCACGCGGGACGATGTCGTGAGGATGCCTCATCAGGCACCAGAGCCGTTCGAGGCGACGGTCGCGTACGGGGCCACCTGGGTGAGCCCGAAGACGTGACGGATGCGGTACTCCTGGGTGTCCGTCTCGAAGGACTCGGCCACCGTGCCGCCGCCGACGCGCGAGGCGTTCGGCGTCTTGACGAACAACTCGGGGCGCTCGTGGCCGGCGAGGTAGTCCATCTGGATGGCGGGACGGGCCGCGCCGGTGGAGGCGAACAGGAACCAGCAGGTGGTCGCGTTGCTGGTGGCGCACATCGAGATGTACGGATCGACCGCGAGGCTGATGCGGTTGGCGATCCAGTTCGCCACGCGGATCTGGTCGGCCGCGTTGTAGGCGCCGCCGCCGGTGGCCACGGTGACCTCGGTGGCGTTGAGGATGTTGCGCGCCGTGACCTCGAGCGCCGGCGGGACGACGAGGGTGACCGCGTCGATGATCAGCGGGAACCCGTCGTAGTCGGTGTGCTTGGACATGACGAGGAACGCCTGAGCGAGGTTGGCGAGCGAGAGCGCGGGGTTGTTGGCCGACGCGCCGGCGTGCGTGTTCACGATGTTGTCGTACGTGTCGCTGTAGAGCGTCGCGTTGAAGCCGGCGCTCGCGGTGCCCACGTACATCTTGCTGGCGGCCAGAGCCTCGGTGCGGCGGGCCGCCTCGACCAGACGCTGTGGAAGCTCGCGGAGCGCGCCGAGGTCGTCGTTGATGATGCTCTCCCACGAGATGCCGAAACGGCCACCGTACTTGGCGACCTGACGGGTGATCGGCGTCTCCTCGACGGGGCCACGCTCAGGATACTCAGCGCGCTCCCCGACCGCGTCGAGCACCGAGCCCATGCCCTCGATGCCGAGCCACTTGGCCTGACGGAAATCGCGGACGGTGCCGGTCTTGATGTACTGCTGCCAAGCGGGCATCGTGGTGCCCCACTGGGCCATGAGCGAACGGTCGAGCACGTCTCCCATGAGGTACGGGAAGTCGGCGGTGACCATCGCCTCCTTCAACTGGTAGTAGGCGTGGTTGCTGCCCGCGCCGGCGCGGTCGAGCGTCTCCATGAAGGAGGCGATGATCTCGTCGGAGTACCGCTTGCGCGCGAACCCGCCCTCGCGGCCGAGAACGGTCATCAAGTCACTGCCGCTGGCGGTGGACTCGACCGTCTCTTCGACCTGGGTGATGACTTCGTCTGCCATGCCTTTCCTCCTCTCGGCTTAGTAGCCGAGCTTGACCCTGATCTTGCGCGAGCCGGGAGCGGTGGTCACGGTGCCGCCGATGCGCGCGGTGCCGGTGACGACGATGTCCCCGTCGTAGGCCAGGGTGATGGTTCCCGAGTTGTTGGTCGCGGTGAAGCCGACGAGGCCATAGACCTTGTCGTTGATGCAGGAGCAGAGTTCGTCGGCGTCCTGCGTGTCCGTCCCCGCGATCGAGAAGGTGCGGGTGGACTTGGTGGTCGTGTTGGTGTGCGCGGTGAAGGTGATGCCGTTGATGATCACGGTCTGGCTGTTCGTGACCGTGCCCAGCGTGATCTTGCGGTCGTCGGCCTTCTCGAGGGCGCGGCCGAAGAAGGTCGCTCCTTCGTGCAGGTTGAGCGTCGAAGGCGTCGTCCAGTAGACACTGGCACCCTCGGAGATCGGCATCGTGGAGGTGGCGCCGTGATCGACCGTGATGGTCGCCCCAGAGGCGGTGCCGGTGACGGCGCTGATCGTCTCGCTCGACTTGAGCGTGATGTCGTTGTCGTTCACGCTGGCGATGACGTTCGGAGGCGGCGCGAGCGTCGAGATCGTGATGCCGGCGCCGCTCTTGCTGATGACCGGGGCCGGATAGGCGGCGGTCGGGTAGAGCGTGAACGGCTGGATGAGGATCTCGGCCGCCGAACTCTGCGTCACCGTGTAGCCCGTGCCGATGCCGTAGGTGCCATCGGTCAGACAGGTCACCAGTTCGGTGGCGTCCTGGGTGTCGGTGCCGGCGATGCTGAACTCGCGGTTGGCGACCGTGGTGGTCGTGCCGTGAGCGGTGAAGGTCAGGCCGGCGACGGTCACGGTCTGGCCGGCGGTGACGCCCGAGAGGCTCAGGTACTGACCGCCGTTGATGGCCTTGGCCAGCAGCAGCGCGTCGGCGGCGTCGGTGCCGGCGATGGAGTAGTTGCGCGTTGACCACGTCGTGGTCGAGGTGGTCGCCGTGTAGGTGATCGCGTTGAAGATCAGCGTCTGGGTGTTGGTCACCGAGGCCAGCGCGAGGGTGACGGCGTCGCAGGCGCTGTCTACCGTGAGGTCGCAGACGCCATGGCGCAGCACCGAGGCGATCTCGGTGCCGGTGGATCCGGTTGCCGTGAGGGTCACGCCGGGGATCTTGCCGACGCAGACCGGGGTGCGGGCCGCGACACTGGCGCCCACCGTGAGCGGGATGATCCACCCACGCTTGTATGCTTCGTTGGTCGCCATCTCCTACCTCCTTCGACTCAGTAGCCGACGAGGCACTTGATGGTCGCGGACGTGCCGCTCGCGCTGATGGCCTCCAGGGCGTAGCCCCAGCGGGTGCCGCCCGTGTTGACGTCGAGGACGGGCGAAGCATTGGTGCCCGACCAGTAGATGATGTCGCCTTGGGCGATGGTGGTGCTGCCACCGTTGTCCGCGTGGACGGAGAGCTTGAAGACGCCCTCGGTGGCGACCGTGGCGACCTGGGTGCCCGAAGCAGCCGTTGCGGTCAGCGTGACTCCCGGCACCTTGCCCACCAACACGGGGTTGCGGGCGGCGACGGAAGCACCCACGGTCAGCGGGATGTAAGCCGCCTCTTTGTAGACCTCGTTCGTAGCCACTTGTACCTCCTAGCGCCCTTCGACGGCGCGCTTGGCGGCCTCGCCGTCGAGCCGGAAGAAGCTGCTCAGGCTCTTGGTGAGGCTTTCCTTGACGTCGGTCTTCTCGGCCGTGGGGGCGATGGTGCCCTGATCGGTCACCTTGCCCTGCGGTGTCACGGCCTCGATGTACTCGGCCTCGACCTTGACCTCGGCCTCGACCGTCTCCTTGAGCGCCTCGATGTCGAGTTCGCCCTCGTTCATCGGCGCGTCCATCGCCAGCTTGCTGACGATGCGCGTCTTCGCGGCGGCCGGGAGTTCGACGTTGTCGAGCATCCCCTTGATGGCCTCCTGGGCCTTGAGGATCGCCAAGGCGCCCTCGGCGCGCTCGGCACGGGTCTTGAGTTCGTCGTTGACCTTCCGGGCCTCTTCGAGTTCTGTCTCCAGGGTGGAGACGCGCTCGGTCACTTCCTCGAGTTCGGCCATGCCGTCCTCTCCTTCCTTGGACTGAGTCTCCGACACTGCGGAGGCGTCGTAATGCACCGTCATCGTCTGGGCGGCGCTGCTGCTGGTCGTCGTTGTCGTTGCGTCGTCCATCGCTTCCGAAGTTGATACCACACTGGAAGGCTCGCTCTGGAACGTGCCGGCCTGACGCAGGCTCTCCATGACGGCGAGCACCTGACCGCCGGCTCCCGGCTTGGTGACGAAGTCCACCGAGTGCCCCTTGACGAGGCTCTTGATGACCTTGCCGCTCTTGCCCTCGGCCTCGCCGGCCTCGTACTGGCCGCTGGCGCGGATGGAGACGCCGATGTAGGGCGCCAGCGCCTCGATCGTGTCCTTCCACTGCGGCAGGACGCTGGCCTTGGCGTAGAGGCCGGGGCCAGCCTTGCCCTGCTCCTGGTACACCGGGGTCGAGATGGTCACCGCGGCCAAGTCGCGCACGCTGCGCTCGGGGCGTTCCTTCATCTCGCTCTCGGTGGGATGGTCGAGGTACATGTGGGTGCCCGCCGGCCAGACGTTCGGCCCGTCGCGCTCGAGCACCTCCTTGGGGTAGTAGCCGCTGGCTCCCCACCCCGGCTGGATGAGGCGCATCTCGATGGTGCCGTCGCGCGCCACGGCGCGCTCGGCCAGCGGGATCACCTCCGATTCGAGATCTGGGTCACGCAGTTCGTCAGTCACGCTGCTCTCCTTGGTCGAGTCCGAACCCGAATGGCATCATCGGCGTCTGGCCGATGACTTGGCTGCCCCAAGGCTGTTGGACGCTGCCATCTGGGTAGGTGATGAGCGAGCAGCCGCAGTTCGGGTGTTGCGGCGGTGCCATGTCCCCGCTCGAGAACGGTCGCTTGAGAGGGATGGCGCCCTCCTCATGGTTGTGGTCGCAGATGTCGTAGCGCGGGTGCATGGGGCCGAGGAGCCACTCCTTGACCATCGTGTAGCCGGCGCCCTCCATCTCGTAGGCCGACTGCATCTCGGCGTAGCTCCACGCCTTGCTCGTCTCGGTGAGGGCGATGCGGCGGGCGCGGTAGGCGCTCATCTCATCGAAGCTCGCGGAGAGCTTGGCGGCGATCTGCTCGATGGACTCGCCGGCGCGGAAGGAGTCGGCCAGCAGCTTCGCCATGCGCTCGCGGGTGAACTCGTTGATCTGGGTCACGAGTTCGGCGCCGTGAGAGAGCAGCCACTGCTCGCCGCGGATCGAGTCGAGCCCGCCGGTGATGCCGTACTTGGCGAAGGCGCTCTGCACAAGCGCCGTCCGCAGCGCCTGGGCGAGCCCCGGCTGGAGGGTGACGACATCGCGCTCGAGGCGGTTCTTCAGGGCGAGCGCGACGGCGGCCATGATGACGGCGACCTTGCGGTCGTCCTCCTCCTCCTTGCTGGTCGCCTCCTCGAGGTCGGCGTAGAAGAGCGCCAGCAGGACGTCGTACGCCTGCATGGCGAACATCTGGCGGGCGTTGATCTCCATCGTCCCCACGGCGCCGGCGAGCGCCTCCACGCGGTGCCAGTAGAGCGTCTTCTGGAGCGTGCGGTCGAGTGTCTCGAGGAGCATCTAGAGCACCTTCAGCCAGCCGGCCTTCTTGATCGGCGTCTCGGGCGAGTCAACGATCTTGAGCAGCACGAGGTACGCCCCCGGCGAGAGCGTGAAGCCGCTGCCCAGCAGGCACTTGGCGTAGTGGACGCCGCTGATCGTCTCCCAGATGCCGTTGTGGTAGGTGATGTCGTCGGGCGGGTCGTCGGCCTGTGCCGCGGGGCAGAAGGCGAAGGACACCGCGTCGGCGGTCGGATCGTAGGGCACGCCGGCGCGCGTGACGCAGACGCTCGTGCGGATGTACTCGACAGTCTCCTCAAGGACTTCAGTCACTTCCATCGGCTACCTCCCACTCACTTTCCAGGCCGCCCAGCGTGATGGCGATCTCGGTTTCGGGCTCGAGCCACTCGACCTCGAGGCCGAAGTGGACGTGCCAGTCGCTGGCGGCGAGTTCGCATTTCCAGAGGTCGGCCCGCGTCAGCCCGACGTGGACGACGACACTCGTCGTGACGTTGACACAGTACGCGACTGCGACGGCCGTGCTGGAACCTGTCGCCTGCTTGATGGCGGTGAAGGCCGACTCGATGGCGACGCAGGCGCTCGCCTCGGCGGTGGCGCTACGGGTACGCGCCGCCGTGGCATCAGAGGCGACGACGGCGGCGACGGCGGCGCTGGCGAGCCGGATGCGCTGGCCGCTCGCGGCGATCGCCACGGCGGCGACCGGGGTGGCGCTGGCGAGGCGCAGGCGCTTGGCTGTAGCGGCGCTGCTGGTGACCGCGACGATCTCGCCGTAGCCCGTGCCGAGGCCGGTCTTGGTGCCGGCGGCGGTGGCGTGGGCGACTGCGGCGACGTCGGCCGTGCGGCGCCCGATGAGGGTCTTGTTCGCGGTGGCGACGGCGACCGCCGCGACACTGGCGGTCGCCCCGCGGATGCGCTTCGCGGTGGCCGCCACGGCGACGGTGGCAACGGGGCTGGCGGTCGCATTGGACAGGCCGCTTCCCGTGGCTGTCGCCGCGACGGCGGCGACGATGTTACCCGTGCCGGCGGCGGTCTTGCGACCGGAGGCGGCACTGACGGCGACGGCAGCCACCTCAGAGAAGCCGTTGCCGGTGCCCTGACGCTGACCGGCGGCGAGCGCGGCGGCGACGGCGGCCGTGTCGGCGCTGGCGGCGCGCGTGCGCTTCGCCGTGGCCGTGGCGTCCGCGACGGCGGCGACCTCACTCGTGCGGCTGCGGATCCTCGAGCCGCTGGCCGTGGCGACCGCGACGGCGACCGCCTCGCTGCTGCGGGCGCGGGTGCGAACTGCCGCGGAGTCGCTGACGGCGACGGCAGCGACCTCGGAGGTGCGCTGGCGCGTACGGACGGCGGTGCTCGCCGAGTCGGCCACCGCGGCCACATCGGCGGTGCCGTCCTTGGTCTGGCCGCTGAACTTGGAGCCATCGGCGTCGCT